ATATAAGCTATAGGACATTTTTGTCTAATATCATCTTCCATATTAAAGATATGTGTAAAATATCTAGGATCTGTAAACAGTAATATAGCATCTGGTTTTTCAACTTCTAATACTTGTCTGATTTCTTCATCCTTACCATACCCATCTACACAATAGATCTTAACATTAGAATCAGTAATATCCTGTTCTTTATTAATAGCCTCACTTAAATCTAATACCTTACCTTTTTCTGGGTGGTTTATTGCTCCTCCAACATTAACCCAATTAAAATGACTTGCTGTATGGGTTACGATTTCCTTAGCTACTGTTGCCACTCCCGAGTGTACTCTAATGTCATCACAGACTATAACTATTTTTTTCCTCTCATTGGGAGGAAGATGTTTAAAACTTTTATTCATTTTCTAATTATTTATATTTCAATATTCGTTTGATTGGTGATTTGTTTCCTAAAATCTTCATCTGTAAGATACAAAAAGAGACTACGGTCGGCAAGTTTTTGGAATGAGAATTTTCGCCTAACACATTCTACTTTAAAATTTTCAAATAATTGGCTTTGTACTTTAACACTAGTTAGTGTCATTTTTTTTGGTTGTGACATAATTTTTATTTTTTAATAACGTTATATTTGTCTATACATATATGAATATTCTCTAAACTACATAAAATCATGACCCGCTTCACACAATTCTTTTTCTTCTTTATAAGGGCAAAAGTTACAAGTCCATTTTGAAGGTGTTTTGGGATAAATTTTATCTTTAATGCCACCATCAGAATTAAAACACTCATTAATAAAATCATTAACGGCCTTTCTTGCTCTACCTAGCTTAATCTTTCCACTTGGAGGTGAAAATTGTTGTACTCTATATGCTTGATAAGGTGACATTATATTTTCATCATCTATATCTAATACTTTTCTTTTAAGTATGAAAAATTCAATTTCTATCTTTTCTAAAGGTATACCATATTGTTCTGAGAAGTATTGTTTGTACAATAACAATTGGAATTGTTTGTTTTCATCCTTTTTACTATAATCATTCCAACCTTTAGTACTGGTTTTAATGTCGATTATCTTGAATGTATCTGTTGTTTCGCAGTATGTGACAACATCTAGATACCCCATGTATAATACGTTGTTATACATTTTATTTGGCGCGATTACAATCGGTAACTCACAACCAACTATATATGTACCTTTTTTACTAAAATATCTGCTACGTTTTTTCTTAAACCAATCTAATATAGCAACACCATCTTCAAAAAATTCTCTCATTTCTGCTGCATCCGAGAAATGTTCTGATTTATTCGACTTGTATTGCTTTTGGTATTCACCTATGTATGCTTCTTGGAAATATTCTTCCATGTTGATATCTCTATCTGCGGCTGCAAATGAAGTTTCATATGCTACATCTAAATAATGTTGCATAGCTTCATGTACAGCCGTTCCAAATACCGTGTGTATAGAAGAGGTAAATCGTTTGATTTTATCCTTGTATTGTAATTTCCACCTATGAGGGCACCCTCTAAATATTGACATTTGAGAATATGAAATATTCTTCTGAAATGCAAAGTTTATGGGTGATGGAGGATTATTTCTAATTTCCTTAACAATACTTGGGATCTTTTTTGCCAAACTATTTTTTCCATTTATCACGACCTACTAAAAGACCGATTATTCCATAATTGGCAATATCAATAAATGTATCTTCCATACCTTCACCTTGAACAAATGATCGACCATTAATTAATAAGTTTTTTAAACGTGAAATTTTATCTGTAAGTCTGATGCATAATCCTGTTAGTGAGAATTTTTTATCCTCAGTTTGAGTTAAATCACCACCTAAAGCAATATTATTTAAACCATAATCCATATGTTTACGAGCAAACATTTCATACATTTCCTTTTGTATAACTTGGAATTCGTTTGATAACTCAGGATATTGTTCTTCAAAAATAGTTATAATTTGGTTTGCTTCATCATCTATAAAATCTTGAATTTTATTTTTTGGAACTTTTAAACCCCCTTTAGCATTCATAATTTCTCTATCACTCATAACTTTTTCTAATTGTTTTGCATTAGCACCAAAGTGCCCTGCATTGTTAACTTTCTCGGTTAATTTTTCTAAATATTTCGATACTGAACTACCCATTGATTGATTGTTTTTGTGGAAAATATTCATCTAATGCAGTTAACCTATCATCAGCATCTACTAACTTGATAAGTGCTTCTTCGGCATTTTTGTAATAATCCTCGGTTGAATGGTCACCAATCCCTACTCCTTTATTACCTAACAATTCAAGTGATAATAGTGATTTTGCTTTATCTGCATGAGCAGATGTAAATAGCATATTGTATAGTTCTTTTGTCATTTTAATATTTTAGTGATTTCTTTTTTATCTAATCCTCTATTCGATAATATACGCTTTATTTCTGGCTTATCCAACAAGGTTATGTATTGTTTTGCTTCTGTTTTTGAACACTCCCAATAATTACTTAAATGGTCTAATAGCTCAACACTATGTTTTTTACTATTAGATTTAACATACTTATTCCACTTATTATTTTTTGGAATATATTCTCTATAGATGCTATAGATTTGTTTTTTGTTTTGGGGCATTATCTTTTGTGCCTCATTAACTAGGTCTAAATAGTCAGGATTCATAGACATAAATCTATGAACCATGTAACTGTTCCATAGTTCCCAATCTTTAGCTGAAAAGGAACTGGGATCAGCTTTAACACTATTTATTTGTTTAAGCCAATCCCAGACATTTTTCATTATACTAATTCGTCTTTAAGTTCATCTCTTAATTCCAATGGTAATCCTTCACCTAATATTTTATTAGTTGTTGGGTCATAAAAAATTGGAATTGGCATTATAGCATCATTATCTGATCCTGCTACGAATTTAGAAACTCGTCTTAAAATAACTCCTGATTTGAAAATACTTCCACCGTCAGCATTCTTCATGCCTTCAGTTGATTTAAGATCAATTTGTGGTTGTTGTACTGGTTGTTCCATTTTACTTTTGATTTATTAAATTATTAATTAAACTCATTATATTTATCTCTTTATCTATTCTAAAATTAGCTTTATATTGGTGCTCATTAATTAGCATAGCTGCTGTACCTGCTTTACCAGGAAGATATTTGTCAGCATTTTCGTATAAAAATCTAAATAATTCTTCAAAATCATCAATATTAGAATCAGCGATGATTTGTCTGATGTTATTAAATTTAGGTTTGTGTAATTGTAATTCTTTTAATATTGCAGCCAAATAGCTAGTACTAACAAGTAAAGAATCATCTAATGTTAAAGTGTTCTTAATGTTACTTGCTTGGATAGTGTTAAGCATTTTACGTAAGTCCGGATAGAACTTATTTACAATTTTACCAATGGCATTTGGATCATAACTTATGCTTTCCTTATCACAAATACTAGCTAAATGTACTGCAACCTCCTTTTTAGTTGGAGGTAAAACCTTAATTGTTTGACACCTCGATTGTAGTGGATCAATAACTCGTTCTATATAATTACAAGTTAAGATAAACCTAGTCGTACGCGAAAACGTTTCAATAATGTTACGGAGAGAAGCCTGCGCCTGTATAGTAAGAAAATCAGCTTCATCCAAAATGACCACCTTAAGTGGTTTAAAAGAAGCGACGCTCGCAAACCCTTGTACTTTATCCCTAATTGTCTCAATACCCCTCTCATCTGAGGCGTTAATATAAAGATAATCGCAATCAAGGTTTTTAACACAAAGTTTAGCAAGAGTAGTTTTTCCTGTTCCAGCTGGTCCATAAAATAGATAATTTTGAATGTCGTTTTGATCTAATTGTTTAGCAATAGATGCCTTGAATTTTTCATTACCAACATAAGTATCTAAGGTTATTGGTCTGTACTTCTCGTTTAATAAACTGTTAGTATTCTCCATATATTGAAAATCGTTGTTCTTTTATAGGTTCAATTTCCTTCTCAGTTGTTAATATAGCATATAATTCACTTTTTAAAGGTGCTAATCTATATTCGCCTCTGAATCCGGTTTTTGTCATGTACGCTTCAAGCGTATCAGTTAATGTTTTGTGTACAGGACCATCTGGTGCGTTTGCAATTAATTGCCATTTGTCTCCAGGTGGTACTCTACGAGCAATAAGAGTTGCGTTCTCTATTACTTTTGTTTTGATTTCTGTGTTTTGTTCCATGTCTATAATATACGAAAAATAAGTGGGGGAGACAAGCTCCCCCAATTAATTTATTAATAAGTAGCTGCTGATTGACCTAATGTCCCATCTTTTGCTCCAGTTAAAATATTCATTTTTTCTTGAACACTTTGTTTATCTTGAGTTAAAGTACATTCAGTTAATAAAACTGTACCTGCTATCGAGGATGCATTTTCTAATGCTAATCTTGTAACTTTTGTTGGGTCAATAATACCCTTTGATTTAAAGTCAACAATCTCACCACTATCGACATCAACACCATTCCATTTTTCATTATTAGACAACTCATATGTGCCTTTTGCTGCTGCGTCTTTTTCTTCCCAACCAGCGTTAATTAAAATTTGCTCAAATGGTTTAGTACATGCTCTTCTAACAATAGCGTGTCCCTTAATTGATGTATCTAGTACTTTACTAGCATTTAATAATGCAACACCACCTCCTGGTAGTATGCCTTCTTCAATAGCCGCCTTTGTTGCATGTAATGCATCATCAACTCTATCTTTCTTTTCTAGCATTTCAGTTTCAGTCTGTCCACCTACATGAACGATTGCTACTCCTCCCACGAATTTGGCCAGTCTGTTTTGTAGTTGCTCTGTTTCGTACGGGGTTTGGGCTTTTTCGATTTGCGATTGTAGCTCTTCAATACGTGCTTCAATTTGTTCAACTCCTCCTTTTCCATCTACTATTGTTGTTTCTTCTTTTCCAATTGTTGCTGTTCTAGCTTCTCCAAACCACTCCCAACTAAATTTATCTAACTTCATACCCTTTTTCTTATCAAATACTACACCACCAGTTGTGATTGCAATATCTTCTAAAATTAAAGATCGTCTATCCCCAAAATCGGGTGCCTTTACAGCACACACATTAACTGTACCTCTCATTTTATTTACAATCAAGGTAGCTAATGCCTCATTATCAATATCTTCAGCGATAATCAGTAATGATTTACCCTGTGATGATACTGCTTCTAGAATTGGTAGTAGCTCTTTAACTGAATTTAATTTTTGGTCTAGTATTAATACTGCTGGATTGTCTAAAACACAATGCATTGTATTGTTATCTGTTACAAAGTAAGGTGACTTATAACCTCTATCAAATTGCATACCTTCTACTGTTTCAAGGTAAGTATCCCCAGTTTTAGAGGTTTCAATATGTACTACACCTTCTAATCCTACCTTATCAATTGCTTGTGCAATTAACTTTCCGGTTTCAATATCATTATTAGCTGATATAGATGCAATTTGTTCTAATTGACCCTCGTCTGATATATCTTCTGATATATTATGTTGGAGCTCTTTAACTACTAAACTTGTAGCTTGGTCAATTTCTCTTTTAATCTTAGTAGCATTTTCACCATTATCTAAACTAGTTAAACCAGCTTTAATAATTTCACGTGCTAACAAAGTTGAGGTTGTTGTTCCATCTCCTGCTTTGTTTCCAGTAGTAACTGCTGCCTGTCTAATTAGTAATACTCCTAATTCTTCACTAGGATTGTCTAATAAAATACTTCTAGCAACCGTCACACCATCTTTTGTTGATTGTGGAGGTTCATTTATTCCTTTAAATATAACGACATTTCGACCATTTGGTCCTAAGGTTGATACTACGGCATCTGCTAGTTTATCAATACCTCTCATTAATTCTGTTCTGGCTTGCTTGCCAAATTTAATTTTATTTTCCATTTCTTATATATCTGTTAGATTAGTTTTATCATCTTCAGTTAATTCCGTTTCAGTCAAAACACCTTCAATAGTTTGCTGAACTTTAGCTAATACTTGATTTTCAGGACCTACATAATACTCTTCACCATCAAATGGAAGTTTTGTAAAACCTTGAGTTGGTAGTACTACTAAATCTCCTACTTTTAATGTCATTGGTATCATTACACCTGTTAAAGTATACCTACCAAATCCAACGGCAATAACTTCACCGTACTCATTTTTTTCTTTACCCATATCAGGAACAATAATGTTTCCGTATAGTGTTTCCTCGTTTTCTATGGGTTTAACGATAACCGCATCGAATAATGCTTCAAGCTTTTTCATTTAAGAATGTTTTAATGTTAGTTTCAATTGTTTTAAATTTGTCTAAAAAATCACTTAGACTGGTGTAATGTTCTTTATCATGTAGTTGTTCTTGTGTTATCCTTTTTAATGCCTCATTAAAGCTAGCATGGAATGTCAACGCTTTGGAATACGTTGTACTTTTCCCTGTAGATCTAAAATGGTTAGCGTTGGATGTCACCTTCCTATTAACGGTGTAACAGTGTTCATCTTTAGTTATGAAGAAGGGCTCTAAATGCTTATCTTCAATCAATGTTAGTGAATTTGGTTTTCTTGCCATGGTTATTATCTATTATTATTATACGTAAATATACGAAAGAAACATTGCTAGGACACGTTTTTTTGCGCTTACCTTTACTTTATTTTAATAGATTTTGGCTTAGCTTCATCAGCTAAAGGAATTGAAATTTCCAATAATCCGTTTTCTAAAATTGCATCTGTTTTTGATAAATCAAATTTAGGTGCTATTTTATATCTCAAATCAAAGGATTTTTTAGATAAACCATTATGAATTGTTCCTTCATGGAAGTTTTCATCTAATGGTTTTTTGTAACCAATTTTTAAAATATCCCCTTCAATATCAAGGATAACGTCTTCTTTAGTTAACCCTGTACAGGCAACTTCAAAATGTAATCCTTCGTCATCGAAGAAAATGTTTAATGGGTGTGATTGTTTAGTATTGGATGCTGGTTGGAATGTGCTGTCAGCATTGAAGTGGTTCCTAAATAGGATGTCGAAAGGGCTTAAGTGCCTTTCTAATAATTGTAATGTACTCATATCATTTGTTTTTGTGAGGCCGAAGCTCTCGATTAATTTATTTTAAACATAACAAGTGCCCTAGCTAAATGTTTTGTTCCATTATACATATATAACAGGAAAGTAAAGATGCTATTTTATACTGTCCTTAAGTTTATTTTCTGATTCTTCATCCATAAATGCTGACCATTTACCTATAGGACAACTTGCAGACAATGATCTTACTTTTAAATTTAATATGCAACCACAATCAGCACAACAAGGTGCTGTGCCTGGTACTGCGCAACTATTTCCTATAGTATCAAAATTGTGGCATGTTTCACATATATTACCTCTAATTTTAGCTATTTCTTCAACATCATCATTAGTAAATATTCGGTTTTTTATACCTTCTAATATTGAAGGCATATTACCAAAGGCTCCTATTAATTTGTTAAATCTTCCCACTATACTAATTCTTCTATAATTCCTACGAACTCACTAAATATAAGTAAAATAGTTGCGGTCTCCAAGCTATATGGAATAAAAGCATAACCTACTATTCTTATTGCGGATTTAAGAAAACTGATTTGTTGATGTTTTTTTGCATCTGGTAGTTGTTGTTTCATAACTTTAATTTTTATTCGTTTCTTGCTATATAATATGTACTTTCTATTTCCTCAGAGGTA